AAAATTTGTTGCACTGCCTCGGCATTTGTGAGCGCCATGTTCTGTGCGTTCTCGTCGACTTTGCCAAGTGTCTCAAGTGTTTGAGCATGGCGAAGTTCAGCGTTGGCGATGGTTTCCACCGTGTCTGCACGTGCCTTGGCTGCCTTTGCGCTTGCTTCTTCAGCTGCGGCTTGCAGGTACATGGCATTCGGGTCTTGCGGCCTGCCTTGCATTTCGGCCATGAGTTCTTGTGCCTCGTCGTCGGTAGGCTTGACCACGCCCATACGCAGGAGCTTTTTGCGGAAGTAGGCATTGGCATCACTGATGCCCTCGCCTTCCATGTTCATCATGGCCATTGCAGTGATCACTTGGGCTGTCTCTGGGTCTTGAGTGATCTGGAGCATGCCGGTCAAGGCGCGAACAGTTGCTTGACGTTTGGTGCTGCTCGATGGGCCAACGTCAGCGATAACATCGAATGTTGCGCTAGTCAGATCGTTTGTCATGACAAGTGCACCAGTTTCCTGATCAATGTTCGGCTGCATCAGCTCGACCATGCCAGCCTCGCCAGTTGGTGCAATGGTCTTCATCTTACGCTTGTCTTCGATGTAGATGTCCTTGGCCATTGAAAGCCAAATTTCACCGCAGCGCTTCATGCCTTTGGCAAAGTTGCTCATGTAGATGAAGGCTTGGCCATCGACTCGGGCCTGAATCATCTCGACGGCCTTGCCTGAGATGTTGCTCACCATCTTGTCGGCACCAGCTGGATTGCCCAAGATGTCCTGCATGTCGGTCTCGGTGATCTGCAAGAGCGCGGCCATTGCCGGTGGGATGGCTGCCGATCTGGTGTAGGCCACAGGGCCGCTGACTGCTTGGTTGCCGTTCTGGTCGGTGATCGGGTTGATCAAAAGATACGGATAGTCCTTGAGGTTGTCCTCGGCCCACATGACTTGGTGGCCAGCGACCTGCTCAGGTGTGAGAATTGGCTTCTCGACAGACGACAAGGCACTGATCTCACCTAGCTTGGAGAGCTGCATGTTCTTGAGGCGCTGGGCATCTTTGGCCAAGCGCACATGGCCCATGCATCGCTCGACGTTGTCGACGAACCAGCGCTTGCCGTAGACGACCACGATGGGGATGCACTTGCCTGCGATATAGCCTGCGTCTTCCAGCACCTTGCCGCCAGACATGACGTACTTGCGCACGCGCTTGGTCTTGATCCTGCGCTGGCGCACTTCGACTGTGCCGATGGCTGCCAGTGTTTCTTCCAGCATTTCATCGTTGGCAAAGTCGGCTTGGGTGTAGCGTTCTTCCTCGCCTGTGATGGTTTGGAAAATGCGGATGGTTTCAGTCTTTTCCTCGACCTTGTAGTACTCGGCCACATAGACCACATCGGGTGTGCACCAGTCGAACTCGTACTGGTGAATGATCTTTGGCCAGTCTGTTGGGTCATCGCCCCATGTGTCTTTGTATGCCTGGCGCGTCATCGATGTGACGACAAAGCAGAACTTGGCATCGGACTTGTCTTGGCGCTTGGCACCAAGATCAAAGAACACCGAGCTGTCAGCGTCGAAGATTGGCTCAATGCGGATGCGCTGGCGGTCGTCCTCTGGGTCTTCTTCGTTTTCGTAGACTGTGCGCAAGCGCCATGCACCGATGCCGCCACCGACCGCTTCCTCGAAGGCGTTGTCGTAGGCTTCATCAGCTACCGATGCCTGCTCGTCTGCGCGGTAGAGGCCATCGCAGACCTCGGCCAGCTTGTCGTTCTCAGCGCCATCTTTGGAGACGAAGTCCACCGTGATGCGGTTGTTTCGATATTCGTTGACCACTCGGATCACGGCCAACATGATCTTGTTGACCTCGAACTTGGGCTTGTTCTCGTACTGATCCCAGAGTGGGCCTTCCCACTGGCTGCCTGCCAGCGAGTAGAAGCGCCGGTCTTGGAGACATTGCAGGCGCTCATCGCGCAGTGCGGTTTGCACATCATCGAATTGCGCGAGGGCTTCGTCGTGCAGGTTCGCAAGGCGTTGATCGTTTGTGAGTCGGGCCATGTTAAATCCTCATTTTGTGTGATTGTCGGGGTTTGACTTGCAATAGTCAAAGTGGTAGCGCTTCATGTTGGTTGCGCCACCTGTTTTTTGGCAGTGAATGCACGTCAATTTGGACATTGTGTGTTTTGCTCCACGATGCGCCAAGCCGATCTTTCTCTTGTGTTCTTCACTGAGTTTCTTGCCTTGTCTTGAGGCTGATAACGCCGCCTTGTGCTGGTCAGACAAAACCCTGCCCTTCATGGCTGCGACTTGCTTTTGCCTTATTTCTGGATTTTCCCACGATTTTTTGACGGCCTCAGCAATTTTGCGTTTGTGTTCTGCACTTTGGGTTTCTTTGGCTTTCCAACTTGAGCGATCAATCGCACTCATTTTTTCTGCAAAGTTCCTGCGCAACCACCCGTATTTTTTGTTTGATACCCTGGTGGCCATCATCAAAGCGCCAAAGGCAATGCCTGGATGATCTTGGTACATTTTGGCCAAAAGCTGGTGAGCGACCATGTGTTCTTCTGGCGTGAGCGCAACTATATTCTGTGGCTCATCACCACCGCCCATGCAGCGCGGTGTGATGTGATGGCGCTCGACGTAACCCATGATTGTCCTGGCACGTGCACGCTCAATGATCAAGTTGTAATGTTTCCAATAGTCCATAAATGGATTTTACCACTTCTTCACATTTGGCAAAGGGGTGAAGATGGCGGGTTTGGATGCACCAGCCCGGCGCACACCTTCGCAAGCGTATCGCAGTGCGTCGATCACGTGGTTTTTCTTGTCTTCCAGCACCGGCAGGATTTTGCCGGTCAGTGGGTCTTGTTTGTAACTGTACAGCGTCAGCTCGTCGATTGTGTGGATGCATCGAGGATGCACCACGATGTCGTAGTTCTTCAAGAACTCGATGCCTTCCTCGACCGACTTCGGGCCTTTGACAGCCGTCATGATCTTTGGGAAGCCATTCTTTTTCATGTGGCTGATCGTCTCTGGCCTGGCTGAGTCGGCCACGATTGGCCACTTTTCGGCCTCTGGCACCTGCATGAATAGCTCAGGCGTGTTCACGATCTCGCAGCCAACCATGTAGGCCTCGTAGTCAATGTAGAGTGTGCGGCCAATGATGTGGCAGCGCACCAGTGTGGTCGGGTCAACAGCGAAGCCCCAGTCTGCACCGAGCCTGTGGATTGCGTCTGGTGGTGCCTCAAAGTCCTCGACACGCCAGTTCTTGAACACCCTGGTGTTGCTGTTTGTGAGGTAGCTTCCCATCCAGACATGCTGGTATTTGTCTGGGTCCCGCCTCTTGTCGTACTCCATCTCGTCGCGCAGGACTTGTGGGAACCAAGGGTTGTCGGTGAAGTTGACTTTGAGGACGGTCGCGTCTTTTGGCGGTGTTGGGCCGCGCAGCAGGAAGTCGACTGGGTCGTTTTGCTGGCGCGGGTTCCACGTAAACCACAGTTCGGACTCGGGCTTGCGAATGGTTGGGCGCAGCAGATCGAGGCTGGTCTGGCTCAGGGATTGAGCCTCCTCCACCCAAGCGCAGTCGTAACCTTCCAGCGACTTGATCGAGTCGGCTGTGTGGTTTTGCATGCCTTGGAAGATGATCGCGCCATCGGCCTTCTTGGACTTGATGACGACATCCTGCACCTCAAAATAAGCGCCAGCGTTCATGTCCTGAATCTTTGTCTCCAGCAGGCGCTTGACCGACTGGTTGAGCGACTTCTGGATTTCACGCACGCAGACGCTTCTGCGCTTCTGATCCATGATGTGGGCCTCGATCATCAGCTCAGCAAACATGTGGGACTTGCCCGATCCTCGGCCACCCCAAGCGCCTTTGTATCGGCTTGGCTCCAGCAGTGGCAGCGCCCACTCAGGGGTTTGCAGTTGCAGAACCTTAGCCATTCTTGACGATCACTCGCTCGATCTTGATGAACTCCAGTGGTGCACCGTCTGCGCCGGTCAGCTCGTGCTTCTGGGTTTCTGCCCATCGCATCTGGGTCTTGCTCCACCAAATGGCTGCGGTCGTGTCGCCTGCCATGACCTTCTGAAATAGGGTTTTCCCCACCTGTCCATTTGCCTTGGCTTTTCCGGACACCAGCTCGGTTCCGAAGTGCGCACGCAGCGTGTCAACATGGATGCCATCGCGCACCAGCACTGCGATCTGCTCAATTGGCAGGCCGTATCCTGACAGGGCTTCGACCTGTTTTCGCTCGGCATCAGTCGGAACAAATGCTGGTCTTCCAGCACCTAGCCGAGCGCCACCATTAGGGCCGCGCTTTTTTAGTGGGGGTTTTTCAGTTTTAACCATCATTCCTCCTTTGGCAGAAGCCATTGGTCAATTACCGCACGGGCGACTTGTTCGGTCATTTTAGGTGGCACGCTCATGCCGATCATGTACTTGCCGATCTTGTCAGTCTTGGCTTGGTAGTCATCTGGGAAGGAGCCTAGACGCTTTGACTCGCGTAGCGTTAGACGGCGGCACTGTGTCCAGTGATAGAAGTCGCCCGCATTGGATGTCAACGTTGCGGATGGCAACTGCTCGGCAATCCTCACGCGCCCAAATCCGTTTGCCTTGCCTGTTACGCGCTCTTTCGCTTTTGCAAACGAGTCGCCCTGCTTTGTCTTTGCCCAGAATTGCACTGCTTCGGGTGTCGGTCGCGTTTCTGCTATCTCGGCGCCGGTCAGCGCCTGCAAATCACTTGTCGCCTCCCCCGCACTAATCCATCTATGCGTCGGCGCCAGCTTCAACGGCGGCACGTCAATATCATCACGCACGGCACAAAAGAAAACCCGCTCCCGCCTTTGCGGAACACCACAATCAGCACTGTTCAGCAGGAACAACTGCGGCCTGTAGCCCAGCTCCTTGAACCGCGCCATTATCAGCTTGGTGTAGCCCTTCGCATTGCCAATCAGCATGCCCTTGACGTTCTCGGCAATGGCTACCTTTGGCTTTAGCTTTCCCACCAGATCGAGGTAGTCAAAGAACAGGTCAGACAGCACTTGCTTGGCCTGGCCTTCCCTGAAATGTTTTTCCTTGCCCCAAGCTTTTTCCCTACTGCCGGCCATGCTGAAGGTAGAACAAGGTGGTGAACCGTCAAGAATGTCCAGATTGTAAAGTTCTTCCGGCAATTCCTTTTCCAGCAATTCACCAATTGGACAAAGGAAATAATGCTTAGGATTGATGTTCAGTTTGTAGTGCCAGGCCATCTCAGGATCAATGTCATTGGCTGCAATCACCTCGCATCCAGCGCGTTTGTAGCCCATGCTAGAACCGCCGCCGCAGGCAAAGGTACTCATTACCTTTAATCCGTTTTTTGGAACGGAGGCCAGGTCTGCTAAGTTCCATGCGCAATCAGGTTTTTTCATTAAATTCAAATCCACATTTAGGGCATTGATGGCCCATTTTGTAATCGTCAACGTCAATTTCTTGCGAGCTTGAATCTGGATAATGCTCTTTTTCTTCAAAAGTCAAAGTAGCAATTTCACTTGCTTCAAAGCCAGTCAGATTAAGGTCAAAGCCAAGATCACCAATCTCGCCAAGCTCAAGCGCCAGCATTTCATTGTCCCAGCCTGCATTCATGGCCAGTTTGTTGTCCGCGATGACGTATGCACGTTTCTTGGCATCGCTCCAACCTTTGGCCACCATGACAGGGACTTCGGTCATCTTGAGTTTTTGAGCTGCAAGGGTTCGACCGTGGCCGGCAATGATGCTGCCGTCCTCATCCACCAGAACAGGTGTTGTCCAGCCCCACTCTTTGATGCTGGCTGCCAGTTGGTTGATCTGTTGATCGGAGTGGGTGCGGCTGTTGCGTGCGTAGGGCACCAGCTTGTCGATTGCCCAGCGTTCAACTTTGTCTGCGGGATTGTGGGTTTTTGTGGTCATGCTGCATTGTCCTTCATGTTTTCGATTCGCGCCAGCTTCATGGCATCTTTGAGATCAAGCCTGAGTTGCTCGTTTGCGGCCTGCTCATCTTGGAGTCTGATGTAGACCTCGGTTGCGAACTTGGCCAAGGTGTCGTGTTGCCAGCTTACGAAGTTTGGGGTTTCTCTTTGTTTTGTCATGTTCTAGTGCTCATGTTTGGTGTTACAAGATCATGCCATTTTTTATGGCAAGCGCGACATAAATAAGATTTAGGCCAGTTTTCTGCATCTGGGAATAGATATTGAGGCGCCCAGTGATGTAATTCACCTTCATTTTCATCACATACTTCGCATTTAATTTGCTGTTGTCTTTTCTGCATATATTTTGTGGTTCTTGTTTCTACATATTCAAGAGGACCATTTTCTCGCGCATATTCTTGTGCGATTCTTTTCTGTATATATTTTGGAAATACCTCACCACATTCTGTGCAATAAACTGGATAAACAGTTGCACCTGATGCAATATTTGTAATTCCTATTTTTAATTTTTCTGATCCACACTTATTGCACTTATCCACAGATTTCTCCTTTACGGTCAAAAAACGCACATCGTGGTTGGGACATTGGGACACACCTTAAGGTGTGTGTCCCGTTTGTCCCAATCTGCCTCGCCATGTCCACTGGGACAAATGTCCCAAATGTCCTAGTCCTGTCCCATTTGTCCCAATCACTTTTCTGTCCTTCTAAGCATCATTGAGCTTGATGTAACGTTGTCTGAAACAACCCAGCCATGTGCGCTTGCTTGAATAATTTCAGCATTAAGCAGGTTATAAATTAATCTTCCCTGTTTACTTGCTTGAGCATATGTTTTTGCTGTTGCCTCAGATAATCCTTCGTTGTTCATTAAATATTCAATTAATGCACTTCTTGATAAATAAGGATTTCCATTATTATTTTCTGCACCAGATGACCACCATGCGTTTGTAAATTTTCGAATATCTTTTGATATTTCAGATTCTTTTTTAGGTTTCTGATCGGGTGCATTATTTTCAATTGCAAAAACTGCGCCTTTTATTTCATCGCCATCTTCATCAAACCAACCAAGATCGACCGACTGGAGCTTCCCAAAGAACGGCTGAGGTTCTTCGGTGTCTTTCATTTTTGTGCAGTTCACTTCAATGAAGCCGTCTTTTTTTGCAATGAGAATTTGCGAATCTAAAGAGGCTTTCCATGCACTTGAGCCTCGGGCTCGGTTCTTTGCTTCGGCTGCTACACCAACGTGATGGTTTAGGCACATGCCAGCATTCAATGCCCTGCCGACGATCTGGACAGCATTGAGCATGTTGCGAGTGTCCTGTGAGCTGTTCTCATCACCCATCATGTGATTGTTGACGGTGTCAACAAAAATCATGGCTGCATCCTCGGTGGTCAGCTCGCGCACAGCATTGATGATTTGAGCTGCCGCAGCTGGGCTGTCCATGTCGATGGCTTTGTTAGAGATAAGCAGATTGTCAAGACGATCAATGCCGTGAGATTTGCACCAGGCAGCCACCCGTTGGCGCAGGCCATAATTACCCTCACCGGCCATGTAGACCACAATGCCAGATTTGGTTTTGTGGCCATGCCAGTCTAGGCCAGCAGCAATATGGCAGGCCATGTCCAAGGTGATGAAAGTCTTGCCAGACCCTGATTCACCGTAAACCATTGTCACGCCAAAGTCTGGCACCCAGTTTTTGATAATCCATTTAAGTGGGGCAGGTTGGCCAAGATAAGACGTTGCTCTGGTAAAGAAGTATTCTTGCGTCTCAGCTCTGGTTGCAGTAAGAATTGCGTCTGCTGCTTCTGAGCCAATGCCAACCGATGCACCAACATCACTTTCGGGTTCATACCTAGAAACCGACCTGACGATTTGCGCCAGCTCAGACGATGGCAATGGAATTTCACAGCGTGTTTCATTGGCAATGGACAATGAGGCCATGATTTCGGCCTCTGTAAATCCATGCCTACGCATTGCACCACCCATTGCTGCAAGGCCATTGTTTCGGCTACCTTGAATAAGACCACCGCCTGTGACAACTTGCTGGCGCTCCGCGGGTTTGCGCATTGCGTTGTAAGCATTCAACCAAGTCTGTGGGACTTTAAATGGAGCCACGCCATCAAATGGATCGCTTGAGGCTTCCCACTCGTAACTTCTGCCCTCAATAGTCGATGGAAAAGCCACAAAATAGCGGCCATCAGCCAGTAAATCAACGCCTTCGGTAAGTTTGCAAGACCTGATTTCAGGGTTGTAATCTGCAATGTGGTGGAAGCCACCGCCTGCTGTCATTTGCATTGCACCATCTGGCACACGGCCATGATTGTCAGTCCAGACTGCCCAAGAATTGTCGCCACCATTACGTGGATCAATGTCGAACACCACAATACCTGAGCGCTCGCCTGCGGCAATCCCAATGTTGAAATCTGGATTCTGTGCCCACCAACGGGTGATTTGCTCTGCGTCAGTTGTTGCGTCTTTTACGCCATGCTGAGTAGCTGGGACTTTGCCATTTGGCACCACTGGGATGATGTGCCAACCCCAAGATGCATAAGTTAATGCTGCTTCAGCTTTGGTCATCATTACGATCTGCCTTTAGTGCTCCTTCGGTTTTGACCTCTAGCTCATACTGCCTGCCCATTGGGGGAGTGTCGCCCCATTGGTAGATCACTTGCGGCCAAACGTCCAATGCTTCCGCTAGCTTTCGAAGGCTGCCGTAATGGTCAATTGCTTCCTGTGTTTTCACGTTTTCCACCTTTGTTGAAAAAATATGTTGACATGATAGCTTGGAATTGTGTTAAAGTCTAGCCACACCTCGAACTGATTCCCAGACGGAGGTGCAAAAAATAGGAGAGCCAAATGGCTATCAATTTGAAATCGACCGGCAGCTTGTCTGCCAATGGAGTGAAGTTGTTGGTGTACGGCCAAGCCGGTGCTGGTAAGACCACGCTGGTTAAGACGCTGCCCAATGTGATTGTTCTTAGTGCCGAGGGTGGCCTGTTGTCCATTCAGGACGCTGACCTGCCTTACATCGAGATTGCCTCGATGGACGATTTGCGCGAGGCCTTCACATGGGCCAGAGACAGCAATGAGGCCGCAGGCTTTCAGTCGGTGGCGCTTGACTCGATCAGCGAAGTTGCTGAGGTGGTCTTGCACCACGAGATGAAAAAGTCCAAGGATGGCCGCGCAGCGTATGGCGAGATGAACAGCACCATGCAGGAGCTGATTCGCGCCTTCCGCGATCTGCCTGGCAAGCATGTGTTCATGTCGGCCAAGCTGGAGAAGTCCACCGACGAGATGGGCAAGATGCTTTACAACCCAGGCATGCCTGGCAAGAGCCTGACACAAGGCCTGCCTTACTTCTTTGATGAAGTGCTGGCGCTGCGTGTTGAGCGTGATGCCGAAGGCGTGACCCAGCGTGCGCTGATGTGCGAC